ATGTTCGCCGCATCCGATCTCCATACCGCCCTTTGTGCGGCCGAAATTTCGGCCGAACGTGCAGCGTTGTGCTTTGCGCTGGCTCCGACCGAGGCCGCCGCCGACAACGCGCCGCAATGGCGCGAGCTGCTTCCCGCTCCTGGTGCCGATGGCCGCATGGTCGGCCAGGATGGCCGCTGGTGGCGCATGTCCGATGCGCAGAAGGTGGTCGACCAGTTCACGTTGCCGTTGGCCGTGGACGTGAACCACGCCGGTGAGCTGCTGGCGCCGGGCGGCAAGGAATCCCCAGCGCAAGGCTGGGTGGAGGCCCTGGAGGCGCGTGACGGTGCCGTATGGGGCCGGGTCAGCTGGACGCCCCGCGGGCGCCAGGCGGTGGCCGACCGCGAGTACCGCTTTCTGTCCCCGGTGTTCAAGTTCGACCCGAACACGCGGCAGATCCTCCGCTTGACCAGCGTGGCTCTGGTCAACGAACCGAACTTCCCCCTGGCGCTCAACCGCGCCGCCGACCAGGAGACACCCACAGTGGATGAAGCCATCCGCAAGGCCCTCGGCTTGCCCGAGCAGGCCACCGCCGCCGAGGCGGTGACCGCCATCAATGCGCTGCAGACCTCGGTGAGCAACATCAAGGCACCGCCGCTGGACAAGTACGTGCCGCGCGCCGACTACGACACGGCCCTCAACCGTGCGGCGACCGCCGAAACCCAGCTGGCCGAACAGGCCAAGACGCAGTTGCAGGCGTCGATCGATGCCGAAGTCGACACGGCCCTCAAAGCCGGAAAGATCACCCCGGCGACCGTCGACTACCACAAGGCGCAATGTGCCACCGAGGGTGGCCTGGACCGCTTCCGCGAGTTCGTGAAAGCCGCGGTGACCGTGGGTGACGACACGAACCTGGGCGGCAAGACCCCGCCAGGCACCGACCCCAAGGCCCTCAACGCTGCGACGAAGAGCATCGCCTCGATGTTCGGCAACAGCGCTGAGGACATCGAGAAGTACGGCCAGGAGAAAGCGTGATGCTCAACGCCGATCGCAACACCCCGACCAAGGACGGGAAGCTCATCCCCGTGCCGGTCGCCGCAGGCGCAAAGATCTACGCCGGTGCCCTGGTGGCCGCCAACGCCACCGGCTACGCCGTGCGCGGCTCCACCGCCACAACCCTGACCTACCTCGGCCGCGCCGAGGAGTACGTCGACAACACCAACGGCGACGACGGTGACGTCCAGGTGATGGTGCGTCGCGGCCAGGCGTTCCTGTGGAAAAACTCCGGCACCGACGCCGTCACCCAGGCCAGCCTGGGCAAGACCGCCTACATCGTCGACGACGAGACCGTCTCCAAGACGAACGCCGGCGGCAACACCCAATCCGCAGCCGGCATCGTCATCGGTGTCGATGCCAGCGGCGTCTGGATCGTCTAAGGAGCGATGCGATGCTGATCAACAAAGAGAACCTGGTCGGGGTTTTCATCAACCTCAAGACCACCTTCAACAAGGCGTTCGACGCGGCGGAGTCGCAGTGGCAGAAGACCGCCATGCTGGTGCCCTCGGGCAGCAGCCAGAACAACTACGACTGGCTCGACCGCTTCCCGCGTATGCGCAAGTGGATCGGCGAGAAGGTGGTGAAGGCCCTCAAGGCCAACAGCTACACCATCGTCAACGACGATTGGGAAGCCACCGTCGCAGTGCGCCGCAACGACATCGAGGACGACAACCTCGGCATCTATGCGCCGATGGCGCAGGACGCTGGCTACAGCGCCAAGACTCTGGCTGACGAGATCGTCGCGGACCTCAAGAACAACGCCTTCGCCAGCACGTGCTACGACGGCCAGTACTTCTACGACACCGACCACCCGGTGGGTAACGGCGCTGGCGGCACGGTGAGCGTGAGCAACAAGGGCACGGCGGCGCTGTCGTGTGCCACCCAAACGGCGGCCAAGGCCAGCCTGGGCGCGGCGCGCAAGGCGATCGGCAACATGACCGACAACGAAGGCCGGAAGCTCGGCTTGGTGGCTGACACGTTGGAGGTGCCGGTGGCGCTACAGGAAGTCGGGCACACGCTCTGCAACGCCGACAAGCTCGATGACAACTCGCCCAACCCGTACAAGGGCACGCTGAAGCTGCTGGTGAATCCGCGCCTGTCGAGCGATACCGCCTGGTTCGTCCATGTGACCAGCCGCCCTGTCAAGCCGTTCATCTACCAGGAACGCAAGAAGCCGGTCTTCGTGCAGCAGATCAATCCCGAGTCCGAGGGCGTGTTCAACCTGGGCGAATACAAGTACGGCGCCGAAGCCCGCGCGGCCGGCGGCTACAGCTTCTGGCAGATGAGCTACGGCTCGACCGGCGCCGGCTGATACGGACGGCTTGATTTAGACGGCGCCCGATGAGTTCGGGCGCCGTCGCCGGGAACACACGACGAGCTGAAAACCCGCCCAGGCTTCGGCCTGCGTTTTCACCGAATCCCGATGCGGGAAGGGATCGGCCCCAAAGGTCACGGGGAGAGTGCTGCGGAACGCCGGTCCAGTAAGCAGGCCACAAACCCAGGCGTGACAGCTCGGAGAGACGAGCGCCACTCAATCATGAGGCACAGAACATGGCCAAGAACCAGAACAATAACCCGCCCAAGGACGGCGACCAGACCCCGCCGACGCCCAAGGTGGAGATGCGCGAGGTGAACGTCCTGGACGTGCGCTCGGTGGGCAAGGGTTTCCGCCGCCTGGGTTTGGGTTTCACGCAGGACCAGCCAACGTACCTCAACCCGGCTGCGCTCAACCAGGAGCAGTTGGAGACGCTGAAGAATGAATCCTCGCTGCGCATCATCGGCGCGCGGATCAACGTGGCCGTGACTGAGGGCGCGCCGGAGTCGCTGGTGCTGGTACCGGTGGCCGACGCGGCCGAGCCGGCCGAGGCTGACGAGTAAGTCGCGACCATGAGCTACGCCACCCAGGTCGACATCGACAGCCGCTACGGCAGCGACCTGCTGCTCACCATCGCCGACCGTGACGGTGACGGCGAGGTCGACACCGACGCCGTGTTGCTCGCGCTGGCCGACGCCGACGACGTCATTGACTCGCACCTGGCCGAGCGCTACCAACTGCCGCTGGCCACGGTGCCACCGCTGCTCGTGAAGGCGGCGGTTGACATCGCCGTCTACAACCTGGCGTCGCTGCCCACCGACGAGCAGCGCAACCGTTACACCGACGCGCTGAAGGCGCTGAAGAATATCGCCACGGGCGTGCAGCAGCTGGGCCTGGCGCCGCCGCCGAGCAGCACTGGCCAGTCGGCGACGTTCGTCGGCCCGGACCGCAAGTTCGGCCGCAACAAGGTGCGCACCTGGTGAGCGGCGTCGGGCTCCAGTTCTCGCTGGATCACCTCGCTGACGTGCAGCGCCACGTCAGCGCGGTGATCGACATGGACAAGCGCGAGCTGATGGACAGCCTGGGTGCTGAGGCGGTGACGCAGATCCAGCGGCGTATCCAGGACGAGAAGACCACGCCGCAGGGCGTCGCCTGGCCAGCCTGGTCGGAGAGCTACGCCGCCACCCGCCACGCCGGGCACAGCCTGCTGCAGTCGGAGAACCATCTGCTGCAGAGCATGACGCACGTGGTCGAGATGACGGGCAAGGATGTGGACGTGGGCACCAACCTGATCTATGCCGCCATCCAGAACTTCGGCGGCGCCGGGGTTGGCAAGCCAGGGCTGCCGGCGCGCGAATACCTCGGCTTGTCGCAGGAGAACCGCATGGATCTCGCGGCGGTGGCCAGCGATTGGCTCGACCAGCACCTGCAGGGACGCGCGGCATGAGCCTGCTTGCCCAGCGCCAGGCGATCGTTGACGACCTGAAGGCGGCGCTGCCGGGCGTGACCGTCGTCGCCCATCGCGGCCGCTTCGACAGCGCCGCCGAGATCCAGCGCTTTGCCGTAAAGGCGCCGCAGGTGCTGGTGGCGTGCGTGGGCTTCAAGCCGGTGAGCCCGGGCGGCGGCATGGTGCAGCTGCGCGGTCGGTGGCTGGTGTTCGTGATTACCAAGGACGCGCCCCAGCTCGAGCGCGATGCCGGCGCCCTGGCTCTTGCCGAAGCGATTGAGCGGCGCATCGAGGACAACACCTGGGGCCAGGACAGCCTCTCGGCACCCACGGACATCGACGCCCGCAACCTGTATGCGGGACAGATCGACAAGCTCGGCGTGGCGCTGTGGGCCGTCACGTTTGACCAGGTGGACTCCAGCCCCGCGACGGACGAGGCCACGCTGGGCGTGTTCGCCACGTTCCATCAAGACATCGATGTGGCGCCAGCCGACGGCCAGATCGAGATCACCGAAACCGACACCCTGCCGCAGTAGGAGCGAGCCGATGTCCCTTACCGAGTTCTACCTGATTCCCAAGGCCGGCGTGACCGTGCGCGATCCTGTCAGCGGCAAACCACTGCCGGAGGCCGGCGCCAACAAGCCGCGCTCGCCGTACTGGCTGCGCCGGCTGCGCGACGGCGACGTGCGCGAGGGCAAGGCTCCCCAGGCCGTGAAGGCGGCGACCAACAAAGGTGCGGATAAATGATCAGCTTCGACACCATCCCCAGCGACGTCCGTGTCCCGCTTGCCTACGTCGAGTTCAACAACACGCGTGCGCAGTCCGGCCTTGCCAGCGACAGCTACACCATCCTGGTGCTGGGCCAGCGCCTGGCGGCTGGCACCGTGGCGGCCGGCGTGCCGACCGAGATCCTGGGCGCGGACCAGGCCGAGCAGGCCTTCGGCCGCGGCTCGATGCTCGCCTCGATGCTGAAGGCGCTGAAGAAAGCCAACAGCTATACCCGCGTGGTGGCGATTGCGCTGGATGATGCCGGGGCCGGTGCGGCGGCGACCGGCAAGCTGGCCTTCGCCGGTGCGGCAACGCAGAACGGCACGCTCAACCTCTACGTGGCCGGCACCAAGGTCGCCGTGGGCGTCGCCGCTGGCGATGATGCCGATGCGGTGGCCACCGCCACCGCCGCGGCCATCCAGGCGAATACCGCGCTGCCGCTGACGGCTGCCGTCAATGGCGAGACGTCCAGTCAGGTCGATCTCACCGCGCGTCACAAGGGCCTGACCGGCAACGATCTGGACCTGCGCATCAACTACTACACCGGCGAGCTGACCCCGGCAGGATTGCAGCTGACCATCACGGCCATGAGTGGCGGCACCACCAACCCTGACGTGGCCGATGCGATCGCTGCGATGGGCGACGACTGGTACCAGGCGATCGCCATGCCGTACACCGACGCGGCGAACCTGACCGCGCTGGAGACCGAACTGGTCAGCCGCTTCGGCGGCATGCGCCAGATCGACGGCGTGGCCTATACCGCGTTCCGCGGCACGGCGGCGGAGACCGATACCTTCGGCCTCGGGCGCAACTCGCACCTGGTCACTTGTATCGGCGCCTCCAAGGCACCGCAGCCACCCTACGTGTGGGCGGCGGTGAACGCGGCGGTGGCAGCGGCCTCGCTGGCGATCGATCCGGCGCGGCCCCTGCAGACGCTGGCGCTTACCGGCCTGCTGCCACCGGCGCCGGCCGACCGATTCACGTTCGAGGAGCGCAACCTGCAGCTGCACAGCGGCATCGCCACCCACAAAGTGGACGCGGGTGGCAACGTGCTGATCGAGCGCCAGGTGACGATGTTCCAGCAGAACGCGTTCGACTTGCCCGACACCAGCTATCTGGACGTCGAGACGATCGCCACGCTCAGCTACATCCGCTACGCCACCCGCGCGCGCATCACCAGCAAGTTCCCGCGGCACAAGCTCGCCGGCGACACGGTCAAGCCGGCGCCGGGCCAGGCGATCGTCACGCCCACCATTCTGCGCGCCGAGTTGATCGCGCTGGCCAGCGACCTGCTCGATGCGGGGCTGATCGAGGACCTGGAGCAGTTCAAGCGCGACCTGGTGGTGGAGATCGATCCGAACGATCCGAACCGCGCCAACGTGCTGTCGAGCCCGAACCTGGTCAACCAGTTGCGGATCTTCGCCGAGCAGATCCAGTTCATCGTCTGAGAGAGGTAGCAACCAATGGCAAAGATGTTCGGAAAAGCGGAGGTATCGGTCGACGGGCGGCGTCTGCTGGTCGACGACTCCAGCAAGCTCAACCTCGGCGGCGTCAAACGCAATGCGGTCAAAGGCACTGAGGTGTACGGCTACGCCGAGGAGACGGCCGAAGCTTCCGTCGAGGTCAGCATCTATGTCGACGGTACGGTCGACCTGGGCGCGCTCAACAACACCAGCGACGCCACGATCACCTTCAAGGCGGACAGCGGTCAGTGCTATGTGCTCGCGCATGCGTGGCTGGAATCGCCTGTAGAAGCCGCTGCGGCGACCAACGGCGGCAAGACGTCGCTGAAGTTCGTGGCGCCCAAGGCGGAGCGCGTGGCATGACGATCAAGAACACGCTCAAGCATGGCCTGAAAGTGGGCGACGCGGTCCACAAGGACTACGAGATCCGCGAGGCCACTACGGCCGACCTGTTCGATGCAGAAGACCAGGCGCCGGTCACCAAGCGCCTGGCGTTCAAGGGTGCGCTGCTCGGCCGCCAGCTGGTGCGCCTGGGTGAGCTGTCCGGCCCGATCGACTTGGCACTGATCCGCAAGCTGCACCCCGCCGACTTCGACCAGCTCTGCGCGGACATGGACAAGGTCGACGAAGAGGGAAACGCGCAACCCGGCAGCTGAAGGGTCAGCACCTCCAGGTGCTGATGCTTGGCACCAGGACGGGTTGGAGTTACCGGGAGATCACCGACCTGCCGCGCAGCGTGTTCGACCTCTTCGTGCGCACCCTGACGAACACGGAAACCGACGACTGACACCATGAGCGACACCCTGAAACTGGCCATGCGCATCAGCGCCGTCGATCTCTTCAGCGGAGTGCTACGGCGCTTTCGCAATGAGATCGGCGGCGCGGGCGCGCAGGCCAAGGCCATGCAGCGCGATTACGACGCGATGATTCGGCACACGTCGGCCGGTCTCAAATCGTTGGCGGTGGCCGACTACGGGTACAACAAGCTCAAGCCGGCGGTGGAGAAGGCTGCCGAGCTGCAGGAATCGCTGCTGAGCGTGGAGGGCATCCTTCAGGGCGCCCATCCCAATGCCAAGCTGCTGGCCGATCAGATGAAGCGGGTGCGCGACAACTCGATCGAGGTCGCCAGCCACCTGAAGTACAGCGCCACCGCAGTCACCGACGTGACACGCGAGCTGTACCAGGGTGGCGTGCCGCTCGAAGCCATCCTGGAGAAGTACGACAGCAAGGGCAAGCTGGTGCGCCACGGGGCGGCGTACATGACGGAAGTCCTGGCCGAGACCAAACACGTGGATCCGGCCACGGTGGCGATGGACATCGCCAACCTCGGCCACAGCTTCCAGCTGCGCCCGGACCAGTACGGCGAAGCGGCGGACATCATCGCCCGCGCCAGCGTGACCAGCTCGGGCAGCCTGACGCAGCTGTTCCACAACCTGGACCAGGTGGGCAGCCGCGCGCACATGTTCGGCAACATGGACCTCAAGTCGACGGCGATCGCGCTGAAAGCACTGGCGCCATTGGGTGAAGAGGCGGGCTCGGACCTAGGCGAGTTCCTCTCGCGCGTCACAGGCGGCAGCTATCGCGGTCGCAAGTGGATGCAGAAGTCCGGCTTCGACTTCTATGACAAGGAGGGCAACTTCATTGGCCTGGACGAGTCGATCGCGCTGATACAGAAGCGCACCGAAAAGATGACGCAGGAACAGCGCAACAAGATGCTGGGCCTGCTGTTTGGCCAGACCGGTGGCAAGGCGGTGACGCAGCTGATTGCACCCAGCATGCCGGGCGTCAAGAGCTACTGGGAGATCAAGGACTCCTACAGCCAGCAGGCTGGGCTGGAGCAGCAGAACGACACCTGGGCGAAGGGTCTCAACGCCCAGCTGCAGAAGCTCTCCTCGACGAACGACAGCACGCTGGCCTCGCTATTCGATCCGCTGCTGTCGGATATCACCAGTGCGATCAAGAAAACGGATGAGCTGAGCGGCGCGATCGGCAATCTGGCCACCAAGCATCGCGGCTTTGCCGGCACGGTGTCCTATGGCGGCGTCGCGGCTGTCGGTGCAGCCGGTGCGTATGGTCTCTACCGCCTGGCGCGGGCCGCCGGACCAGGCGGACGCCTGCTCAAGAATTTGCTCGGCCGTGGTGCCAGCGTGGCTGCGGGCGTCGCCGAAGGCAAGGCTCTCGAAGCCGCCACGGGTGTAGTGCCGGTGTTCGTCACCAACTTTCCGGGCGGCATTGGCGGAGCGGGAGCTGGCGTGGCTACGGCGACACGGGCGGAAGCCGCCGCCGCAGGCGCCGGTACGGCCAGTCTCGGGCGTCGCGTGGCGGGGCGAGTCGTCGGGGCAGCTGGCGCTCTTGGCACCGGGTTTGCGGCGCTCGGTGGTGGTGGTGCCCTGGGCGCCACCATTGCGGGCGGTGGTGTGGCGCTGGCGGGTGGCGGCGGGTATCTGGTGGGCCACGAAATCTACAAGCACGGGCTCGCCGGCAACCGGGCTGGCGACGCGATAGGCGCAGGCATTGCGCACGTGCTGGCGTTTTTCGGCAACGACAATGCACAGGCCGCTATCGCGCAAATGAGCAAGGCCCAGGAAATCGGCGGGACCGTCCGCATCCAGATCGAACAGGATGGTCGCGCTAGGGTCAAAGAAGTCCGCAGCGACAACCCGCGTGTGCCGCTGGACGTCGGCATGATGATGATGATGCCGTGATGCTACGGACCAACGACTTCCTTGATCGTCCAGTAGGACAGTGCGCTGCCCTTTTCGCGCACTCGATACAGACCGTCAAAACGAGCCTCCTCGAGGTAGACCTCTGCTCCCTTGCTGAATTCGGAGCATTCGCCGCTAGCCAGCCCGCCGCGTATGAAATCAAGCGCCGCGGCTTTGTCGCCTTCCACGTTCAACTGGGTTATGCGCTGCACAGTTTTCAACTGTTGGCAGCCGAAGATCGGTGCCGTGATGTGGTGGATGCGGCTGCCAGCCTGCGGCGCATCGCTGGATGCTCCGCAGCCAGCGAGAAATACCGCGAGGCCAAGAATCATCGTCCGTTTCATGCAGCTGTTCCCCTGTCCATTCCGGTGGGAGCATAGCGCATGGCCTGGCGTGATGAATTGCAGCCCGGCTCGTTCCGTGGCGTGCCCTTCCTGATCGATACCGCCTCGACGGAGATCGGCCGTCGCATCGCGTTGCACGAATACCCGCTGCGCGATACGCCTTACGCCGAAGACTTGGGGCGCAAGGCACGGCAATTTGCGATCGAGTGCCTGGTGTTGGGGCCGGATTACATGGCCGCGCGCGATCGCTTGATCGCCGCGCTCGAGGCCGCTGGCCCCGGCACCTTGGTGCACCCGTACTTCGGCACGCGCCGCGTGGTGGTGGCGCAGCCGGCCAGCGTCAACGAGAGCACCCGAGAGGGCGGCCTGGCCAGGTTCCGCATTCCTTTCGCCGAAGCCGGCGAGAAGCTGGAGCCGGAAGCCACCACCGACACCGCGGCCCAGGTACAAGACCAAGCCGGCGCAACGAACGCGGTGCTGGCCAACAGCTTCGCGAGCCAGTGGAGCGTTGAAGGTACGCCGCAGTGGGTGAGCGATGCTGGTGGCGGATTCCTTGGCCGGCTCACCGACAAGCTGCAGGCGCTGCGCGACAGTATCCCCGGCATCCCTGAGTCGGTGACGGCGTTCAACGCCCAACTGCAGGCGTTCTCCGATGGGTTGTCCAGCCTGATCCGCGCGCCGTTCAATCTCGGCGCCAGCGTGCTCGACCTGGTGTTGGGCTTGGGCACCATCGCCCGCCAACCGCTTGATGCGCTGGGACTCTACCGCACGCTGTTCGATTTCGGCAGCGGTCAGCCGGCAGTGATTGGCAGCACGCCGGCTCGCAAGCAACAGGCGGCCAACCAGGCGGCGCTGCAGGCGCTGGTGCGCGGCACGGCGGTAGCACAGGCCGCCGCTGCCGGATCCCGAGTACCGGCGCAGACCATGCCTGCGACGGCGCTGCAACTGCTCGCCGATCCCACCGCGCCAGCCACGGGTGGCTACGGCACCGCGAACGATGCGATCGCCGTACGCGATGCACTGACCGATGCGATCGACGAGCAGTCGCTGACGGCCGCCGACGATCTCTATGTCCAGCTGCAGGATCTGCGGACGGCCGTGGTGCGCGACATCGCCACCCGCGTGGCAGGCCTGCCCGACCTGATCACGTTCACACCGACCACGACGTTGCCAGCACTGGTGGTGGCTTATCGGCTTTACGCCGACGCCGGCCGCGACCAGGAGATCGTGGACCGCAATGGCGTGCGCTACCCCGGCTTCATCACCGGTGGCCATGCGCTGGAGGTGCTCGGTGAGTGATTTTTTGCTGACGGTGGACAGCGAGCGCTATGGCGGCTGGACGAGCTTGCGCCTCAGCCGTGGCGTGGAGCAGGTCGCCGGCGGCTTCGAGCTGACCGTTACCGAACGTTTTGAAGGCCTCGCCAAGCCCCGGCCCATTCGCAAGGGCCAGAAATGCGCGGTGTCCATCGACGGCGAGCGCATCATCCAGGGCTGGGTGGACGTGGTAGCCCCCGACTATGACGCCGATAACCACACGCTCGGCGTGAGCGGCAGGGACGCCACGGGCGACCTGGTCGACTGCGCGGCCATCTGCAAGGCGGGCACATACCACAACCGCACGCTTGCCCAGATTGCCCAGGATCTTGCGGCGCCGTTCAAGGTGGCGGTGATCGTGCGCACCGATGTGGGTGCGCCCTTCGCCGAATGGCGCATCGAGCCGGGCGAGACGGTAATGGAGAACCTGGAGCGTGCTGCCCGCTACCGTGGCGTGCTGCTGATGTCCGATGGCCAGGGCAACCTGGTCATTACGCAGCCGGGCGAACTGCAGGCGCCAGCGGCGCTGGAGCTGGGCAAGAACATTCTCAAGGCGAGCGGGCATTCCAGCCTGCAACAGCGTTTCGCCGAGTACATCGTGAAGGCGCAGCAAGCTGGCACCGACATGCTGTTCGGCGACGCTGCGGCCGCGCCATCGGCCAGTGTGTTGGACACCGCGATCGGCCGCTACCGGCCCACCGTCATCATTGCCGAGGACCAGGCGAACGCCGGCAGCTGCAAGATGCGCGCGCAGTGGCAACGCACCGTCGCTGCGGCACGCGGCGATCAGGTGGTGTACACCGTGCTGGGCTGGCGGGCCAACGGCAAATTGTGGCAGCCCAACGCCATTGTGGCCGTGCGCGATCCGTTCCTGGACATCGACGAGGAGCGCCTGATCTCGCAGGTGGATTTCACCCTGGACGAACAGGGCGAGCGCACCGAGCTGACGGTGGTCGGCCGCCATGCCTACGACCCGATCAAGCTGCCGGAACCCACGCCGGACGAGGAGCTGTTTTGAGCGCCGCGGCTCTCCGCACCCTGGCCCGTCGTGTGCGCATGCTGCTTGCGCGCAGCGTCGTCGCGATGGTCAACGATGCCCTCAAGGTTCAGGGCCTGCAGATCACTGTGCTGGACGGCGAGGTCGCCCAGGTGCAGCGGTTCCAGGAATACGGCTTCACCAGCGTGCCGCTGCCGGGCGCAGAAGCCATCGTCGCGGCGCTGGCAGGCGCTCGATCGCACCTGGTGGCGATCGCGGTTGACGACGGCCGCTACCGCCTGAAGGGTCTGCAGAAGGGCGAGGTGGCGCTCTACACCGACGAGGGCGACGTCATCCAGTTCAAGCGCGGCAACGTGATCGAGGTCACTTCGGCCGGCTCGGTGGAGGTCACTGCGCCGCAGGTGACGGTGTTGGCCAGCACCAAGGTCACGCTCGATTCGCCCGAGGTGCATTGCACGCACAAGCTGACCGTCGCCGGAGATATCACCGCGAAGAACGTCACCGCGGACACCGAGGTCACCGCCAACGGAATCACCCTGACATCGAGGGCGGCGGCATGACCGATATCGCCCTGCAATGGAACAGCGACCACGCCGACGTGGCGATGGGCCCCGCCGATCTTGTCGCCGATGAAGGGCTGGACACCGCGGTGCTACTCAGCCTCTTTCTCGATCGGCGCGCCGACGCCGACGATGGCGTTCCGCTCGACAAGGATCCACGTGGCTGGTGGGGCGACAGCTTCGCGACGGTTGCCGGCGATCGCATCGGATCGAAGCTCTGGCTGCTGAGTCGTGAGAAGCAACTGGCCACGGTGGCGCAGCGTGCGCAGACCTATGCCGCCGAAGCGCTGGCATGGCTGATCGACGATGGTGTCGCCTCCGACGTCGACGTGCAGGCGATCTTCGTCGCGCCCGGTCGCCTGACCCTGGCGATCGCCATCACGCGGCCGCAGGCCCCGCCGTTCAACCGCCAGTACCAATACGTCTGGAGCGTCCTGTAAATGCCGTTTCATCGTCCATCCCTGCCCACTCTGATCGATCGCGTCGAGAGCGATATCGGCTCGCGTCTGCTGGGCGCCCTGGCGCGCCTTCGTCGTGCCTTGACCACTATCCTGGCGCGCGCGTTCGCGGGCGCCGTGCACGGCCTCTACGGTCATCAGGAGTGGATCGCAAAGCAGATCCTGCCAGACACCTGCGATGTGGACGTGCTCGCCCGCCATGCCGCGATCTGGAAGGTGCCGCGCAAGGCGGCCAGCGCAGCGACCGGCCCGGTGGTGCTCACCGGCGAAGACGGCAGCACGGCGCCGGCCGGCACCCTGCTGACGCGTGCCGATGGCAGCGAGTACTCCACCGACGCGGATGCCACCATCGACGCTGGCACCGCAACCGTGAGTGTAACGGCACTGACCGCCGGCACCGCCGCCGATGCGGTTGCCAACACCGCGCTGAATTTCGTGGCGCCTGTCGCCGGCATCAGCAGCACGGCCACCGTCGATGCTGCCGGCATCGGCGGTGGCGCCGATGTGGAGGACGCAGAAGCCTGGCGCGCGCGTCTGATAGCCCGCATCCAGGAGCCGCCCAAGGGAGGCACCAGCCCGGACTATGAGCGGTGGGCACTGGAGGTGCCCGGTGTGACGCGCGCGTGGGTCTACCCCAAGGAACTCGGCCTGGGCACCGTCACGGTTCGGTTCGTCACCGACGACGCACCTGGCGGCCTGATTCCCGATGGCGCGGCCGTCGCCGCGGTGCAGGCCCACATCGACGGCCTTTGCCCGGTGCGACCGGACGTCTACGTGCTGGCACCGACCGCGTCGCCGCTGAATCCCGACATCCGGCTGACGCCTGATAACCAGGCCACACGCGATGCGGTGACCGCCGAGCTGGCGGACCTACTGGCACGCGAGGCGATGCCAGGCGGCACGATCCTGCTGTCGCACATCAACGAAGCCATCAGCATCGCCGCCGGCGAGACGGATCATCAGCTGCTGTCGCCCGTGGCCGACGTGGTCGAAACCACCGGCAACATGACAACGCTCGGGGTGCCCACATGGGCATGACCGCCGACCAGTACCGCGAACACCTGCGCGCATTGCTGCCGCCCGGCCGCGCGCTGCAGGACGGCGACGGGAACCTGACCCAGTTGCTCGACGGCATGGCCGAGGAACTGGCGCGAGTGGACGGCCGCGCCGACGCGCTGATCGTCGAATCCCTGCCCGATAGCACCCTGGATCTGCTCCCCGATTGGGAGCGTGTCGCCGACCTTCCTGACGACTGTACGCCAACGGGCCAAACGGTCGAAGCGCGGCGCGCGGCGCTGATTGCTCGCCTGACTGCGAATAGTGGCCCTTCGGTTCCGTTCCTGCTCGAGATCGCCGCGGCGCTTGGCTACTCGGTGCAGATCGTCAAGCGGCGCGCGCGCCGCTTTGGTGCAGCGCTTGGCGACTACTACGGCGGCCTGGACTGGATGTTCGTGTGGGAGGTGCACGCACCATTGAACAGCGTCGCCTACCGGCGCTTCAGCACCTCAGCCTATGGCGAGGTCTACGCGTCTTGGCAGAACGACGTCTTGGAATGCGTGATGCGCCAGCACAACCCGGCCGACACACAAGTCAACTTCATCTACAGCTGAGGAACCAACAATGGACTACCCAAAACTCGATCCGACAGTTGGTTTGGTCGGCGGCAAGTTCACCGATGGCAACCCGGGGGCCGGCGTGCCGGCCAGCCGGGACCCATCCAGCTGGGCCAACCTGGTCACTGACGAATTGTGTGCAGTGGTGGTCGAGGGAGGGCTCGTTCCCGACGAGGGGATCAACACGCAGGTGCGCGATGCGATCATCGCGATCATCGCCAAGCAGTTCACAGGAACCTTTCAACACCTTGATACCAACGGCTTCCAGCGTCTGCCGGGAGGTCTCCTCTTGCAATGGGCAACATATGCGGGCAACGGCACGACGAGCCGGACGATCACATTTCCGCTGGCGTTTCCCAACAGGATTTTGGCCGACACTGTGTTGAGTCCTAATGGGTTCTTTGTTTCCGGTATCAGCGCAAATGCGACGCAGCACGTCCTCAATACGGCGGGCCTTTCTGATGGGTCGGGGATGCCTTCGTCAAAATCTTTCCTTTGGATCGGTATTGGATTTTGAGGGCCAGCACTATGACGATGTACTACAGCGCAAGGGCTAAAGGGTTTTTCGATTCACGCATCCATTCCTTGGTGCCTGATGACGCGATCGAAGTCACTAACGAGGCGTACCATACCCTCATGGGGGCACAAGCGAACGGCAGCACGATCCAAGCCGACGCGAATGGGCGCCCCGTGGCCGTCGCGCCGGCGCCACCGACATTGGATGAGAGCAAGGCGTCGCTGTGTCGGCAAATCGACCGCGCGGCCGATGACGCCTATGCTGCGATCGGAGGCAGCAGCCCTGGGCGTCTGGCGGAGTACCAACAGGCCAAGGCCGATGCGACGGCGTACAAGGCGTCTGGCTACGCTGGTATGGTGCCGTCCACGATTGACTGCTGGGCCCAAGCGCAGGGATGGACCGCGCAGCAGGCGTGCGCCGACATCCTGGCCACCGCTGCAGCCTGGGAGGGGGCGCTGGCTGCGATCCGATCAGCACGACTGCTTGGTAAGGGGGCTGTGACCGCTGCTGCCGATGCAATCGATGCGCAGAGCGCTGCCGACGCGGCCATCGCCGATATCCGAGCGGTACCGGCTGGGCTCTGA